ACATGGCGATATTTCAGCCCCGCGCTCGACGAGACCAGCGTTCCGATCGGATCGAGGAAGCGGCTGGGCAACGGCATCTGCGAGCCAAATTGCGGGATGCTGAACAACCATTCGGTCCGCATCTCGCGCGTGCGCAGCATCGAGTAGATAAGAGACTGCGCTTCGTCGAGGATCGTCGCGATGTCCAGCTTGCCGTAGCCGACCCAATTGGCGATCGACCCCGGCGACCCTTTCGAGGCCGTCAGGGTCGCGTAGGTCATCGGCATCAGGCGGTGGCCTTCTTGATGATTTCCTTGAACTCCGCGCAGAGACGCTCAACCGGAACGACTTTCTGCTCGATGACCAAGAACACGACCGCGTTGTCGATGCTGTTGATGCCGCGCTTCTGGTAGCGATCGGCGATGGTGGCGCGGATTTTGGCGAAGATGTACTTGACGTCTCCCGTCAGCCACATCTCCAGATTGACGTCGCCATCGCCGTCATCCTCGTCGTCGGGCTGGTCCTGGGGAGTGTGGTCGTCGTCATCATCGTCATCGACGATCTCCACGGCCTTCTGCTTGGGCTGACGCGAGAGCTTCTTGGCCGCGAGAGCTTTGAGACGCTCGTCGTCTTTAATCATGTCGGCCAGAAGGACGCGACCGGCGTCGAAGGGAAGTCCATCTTGATAGAAATGGACATGCTGAAGGGGATCGCCTGGGGGACGCTCTCCATGGACGGTAGAAAAATACTTGCTACCGTCCATTCGCAGTTGCGGACCGGACTGCATTACACGCCGTCCCTGTTGCCTTTGTTCGGCTCTTGAACAGCCGAGGCGCCCTTGAGCGAGTGCCCGAGGTAGGCGTCGCCGCCGCCCATCTTGCCGCCCATGGTGTCCGGCAGGCTCATGCCATGCACGTTGTCCTGCGGGTAGGCAGACTTGATCGACTGCCCCGACATGACCTTGGACATCTTGATACCGGCGGACGGGCTATCGCCCATCGGATTGCCGGTGAAGACGCCGCCTGATTTGGTGCCGCTTGCCATTTTAGTAAGTTCCTTGAATGTTGAAGGGAAAAGGGCTCGGCAGGGGAGCGTAGCAATCGCCCCCTCCGCCGACGTTGGGTCGCAAGGCGCTCTCGCGGCTTGCGCGTGACAGGACCGAATAGCCGTCCTTCCCGGCATCCCCGGTGTCCAAGCTCTTTGCGTTCTCGGGCAGCGGGTTTTCGGGCTTGAGGCAGTACGGCCGGATGTAGGGGTTCGGCTGTAGGTGCATGTTCTCCCCTTTCAAAAGGAGATGCCCGGGTTAGACCCGGGCATCGGTTTGCTCAGTACCAGTCGATCGTCACTTCGCGGCGTGCGGTGCCGGCGGGAGCGCCGCCAACACCGAGAACGCCGGAGATGAAGAACGGGGTGTCCGCGGGAAGCCGGACGGTTTCGAGAGCGACGTGGCTCGCGAAGTCGTTCAGTGCCGGGGGGAAGGAGCCCGTTACGCCCTGCGCCGTGGCGCAGAGAGAGCGGGCCCGGACCGAAACGCCGGTCAGGTAGCCGAGGATCAGCGTGGTGCCGAGACGGAAGCGCGCGTAGGTGAAGTCCGCTTGCGCGGTGCCTACCTGCACTTCCGGTACGGTGGTGGTGCCGACCATCGAGGCCGTCACTTCCACCGCGATGTCGCGGACCAAACCCGTTTTACCGGGCGGTCCAACGAACTTCACCGAGTCGGTCGCAGCACCGAACGCGGACGAAGGGATGACGTAGACTTCACGCTGCGGGGTATCGTAGCTCATGGCTGTTGTTCCTTTCCCTTGAGCGTTAGGTCTGCGAGTCCCACATCACGACGCGCGCGTTGAGCGCATCGGGATGCACGAGACCGAAACCACCGAGGTAGTACCAGGCGATGCCGCGGGAGCGGCCGTAGTCACCGGGGATTTTCGCGCGGATTTCCTCCGGCACGCAGACCGCCTCGGTAACGGTGTCGCCGCCCATGAACAGAGCCCACGAGGACAGCGCATTGGACCATGGGGCAGCGGTGCCGCTCCACGGGTCGTAGGTCGTCGAGTTACCGGCGCCGCCCTTCGGGATGAAGGTCTGCTCGATGAACCGGAACGACTCGTAGCGCCCGATCTCGCCGTTGAAGATGTGGGCGAGGCCGGTCTCGGTGTACTGATGCACCGTTTCGAGGGTGTTCTTGAACCCGCGATAGGTGGTCGGGTGGCTGATGGAGAGGTAGTCATCGCCCACATACGGGGGGATGTTGCGCTCCTTCATGGTGTCGCCCAGCGCCTTGACGTGGCCGGTGCCCAACGCGATGTTGTTGGGCTGCGACGCGGCGCCGTTGGTGTCGAGGGTGATCGACGTCACCTGAGCCGAACTCGCGCTCGCGCGCAGCGGCGTCGACTTCATCTGCAGGTACGCCTCGATGTCGAAATACTTGCGAGCGTCGTCCTTCAGCGTCTTGTCGATGATCGACACGACTTCGTGCTTCGCCAGGTCGGTCAGCTTGCCGGTGTAGGGAACGGAGTTACCCGCCTCGAACACGGTCAACTGATGCTGGATGACGGAGAAGCCGCCTTCGGGCATCGAGGTCACTTCGCCGAGCCGACGGCCCTGCGAATTGATGATGCCGTAGACGTTCCAGTTGAACTTGTCGCCGCGGTTCAGGCCCTTTTCAGAGCCGTCCTGCGCGTCGCAAAGCTGCCGGAATTTGGTGAGCGGCTGGACCTGCTGACGAAGCACGTCGGACAACTCGTCCGAGTACATGAAGCCGCCTTCCGCTGGTACAGCCCAAGACTGGCCTGCCATTTTCGGTATTCCTTATGGTGATGTGTGGGAGAGGCCGCTTTAAGCGACCGTCTGTCCGCGCTGCTGGCGCATCTTCATGATGGTCTCCGAGCGCGAGCGACCTTCGGTCGGACGTGCTTGGGCATCAGGGCGCGGCGCCATGCTGCGCGTGGGTTGGGTGGGCATTGCTGCTCGGCGCTCGGTGCGATCCACGTTGACGACAACGCGGGGGGCGACCTTGGCTGCTGGCACGACGGGCTGCTCGGAAACGCCTTTCCACTTCAAGTAACGGCCCTTCGCGCTCTCTAAGAGAGCTTCGGGGTTCGAGACTGAGCGGCCATTGATCCGGTAGAAGCGATGCCAGTTGGCAAGCTCTGCGGGGTTCTGAGGGATTTTCGATGCATCAACATCGCCGAGCTTTTCGATTTCTTCGCGGGTCACGTCATAGACGAACTGCTCTATGGCCTGCGCCGCGATCTTGTCGTTGGCGATGGTCGGGTTTGCGTCCGAGAAGGTTTTCAGGACCACTTGAACGCGGGCGATGTCGTTCTTCACGAGCCGCCGCATCTGGCCTTCATCGGCTTCCTGTTCCGAGACGGTCTTCATGACCTTCCGGATTTTGGCCGCCGCCTCTTTCGGATCGCCGAACTGGATTTGCTCGATCGCTTCTTCGAGTTCATCGCCGGGGTGTTGGCGAGCCTCGTCGGGATCGGCGTCCTGTCCGTCGTTTCGCGTGCGCGAGTTCTGGCCCTCGGGGTGTTGAGGGTCATGGCCTGCACGCTCGGCCTTGATCTGCTTGGCTTCTTCGAGAAGCCCACGGGCCTCATCGAGATAGCTATCGCCCGCCAACGTCTTCTGCGCTGCGGCGAGAATTTCATCGTCCGTCATTTCGACGGTCTTGCCGCGAACCGTCAGGGTGCGTTTCGCTGGCGCAACTACGGGCGGGATGACCACCTTCGGGTCCGGGACCAGAAGGTCCGGCGCAATGGGATCAGGATCAAGCTGCTCGCGGCCAGCCTTGCCGTAGAGCATCTCGGGATCGTTCATGTTGCCGTTGAACGGCACGTCGTCCTCGACGCTCTGGCGGCGGAAGCGCTTGGCCATGTCGAGACGCGCCTGGTCGGCGGGGGACATGTGGATCGGCTTGGGACGCGCGGGACTGTCATCCTCTTCGGCGCGCTCGGGCTGGCGTTGACCGCCCTCGCCTTCCTCACCAGTGCTGTCGTTGATGTCCGAGACGATCTCATCACCGGGGACGGTTCCAGCGGCTTCAGCCCGGGCGTTGGCTTCGGCCGTCTGTTCGGCTTTGGTCATATTCATGCGTCGTGATCCTGTGGATGGATGCCGAACGCTTCAGCTTCCTGGCGCCCTTCATCGGTGGTTAAGATTTCTGCGAACTCGTCGGCGTCCTGCTCGCGGAAGTAGACTTCCGCAGCACGCCCTTCCTCGATGATCTCGGCGAGCCAAGTCACGAGGTCGTCGTAGCGGCGCACTTCGTTTTGGAAGGCGCGAACCTTGTCGATCTCGGCGGCGTCGGTCATCACGAGGCCGATCATCGCGGTCATCGCCTGTTGCTTTGCCTTGCCGAGGACCGCCTTGATCGGCGTGAACATCGGCCCCTTGTCGAGTTGGGTCTCAAGCTCAATGGAAACCGAAACGGCCCGCTGATAAGCGAGCCGTTCCATTGCTTCGGGTGTCATTTGGGACTTTCGGTTAGTCGGTCAGTTCCAACATCGCCGTGATGTCGGCGATGTCGGCTTCGTCCTGGCGCTGGCGCTCGTCTTCGTCATCGAGA